AAACACTTGTGATAAGCGTTTTTGATGATTTCGACGGCCTCAACCGTCTTGTGGTTTTCAAACTCTGGGTGTGCTTTGCAATACGTCTCATATGATTTCACGTCGTCAAAGATTTGCTCGAAGTGCTCCTTGCTGTGTTTGACGCTGTTGTAGCACTCATCCGAAAATCGCTGGATTCGGGCGCGTGAGATTTTGGCAAACTCAAGGTCATTTTTCGCTTCGATTCTGCTCATGCGCTCCTCCAGCGCACCGACAAGTGCCTTGCGCAATCCGCGAAAGACCCACGAGAGCGGCTGTACCTTGATCGGCGAGATCTCAACCAGATTCAGCGTCAAGTATATTAGTACGAGCGTCAGTGTGCTGTGCGTCGTGACAGCCGCTTGCAAGCCGTCCAATAGCTTTTGTAAGGTCATCGGTCAGTCCTCCGCAATCGTCCATTTCCCCGCCAGCGTAACATACACGCCGTCGCTTCTTCTGAACGTCGTCGTTTCCGCGCCGCCCGCATCCGCAGCGTTCCCCGCATCGGCATCCGGTGTGTTCTCGTCCTCCGCCAGATACGCCCCTGACATGTACCCCGCCACGCCGTTTTCCAGCTTGCCGAACACCCAGCCCGTGCCGCCCGCCTCGCGGATGACGTTCACCCGCGTTCCGTTCTCGGCTTTGGCGATGATTTTCGCCGCCGTGCCCGCGCCCTCGCGGATGTTCAGATAGCCGCTCGTGACGCTTACCGTCGCGTTGCCGAATTCCTTTTCCATTCCATTCACCTCAATCATCCTGTGCTTTCCCAGCCCGTTCCAGCCGTTCTTTTCCGTCAGCTCGGTTTCGACCGTCCCACCCCTGCTCTTGCTTGAGTGGACGACCGTCCCCCTCTCCGTCACCAGCCCGACGTGATTCACGTCGCCCGTTCCCACGCCCATGAACGCCAGCATTCCCGCCTTCGCGCCGGAAATGCCCTCCTGCTTCCATGTCAAATCGCGGTATTTCGCGCTGTTTTTGTCGCTCTCCCAGAGCGCGTTCGTGCCTGCCGTCGTGTAGCTTTTCTCCCCGCCCGCGCTGACGCGGATGACCTTCTTGATGAGGTTGATGCAGTCCAGCTCATCATAGCTTGTGCCAAGCAGTCCCCGCGCCGTGCGGAGTGCTTCCGCCGTCTTAATCATCCCAAGCCCCTCCCGCGTGAATGAACCTCGCAATGCCGATGCACGCCAGCAGGCAGAACGCCGCGATTACAATGCCCATCATTCATCCTCTCCAAGCAGCTTCCCGACCTGTCCGCGCCACTTCTCCGGCACGCGCTCAAGCGTCATCTTTCCGTTTTTGATCATCCGCGCATAAACCTTTGCCATTTACTCCACCTCGCTTCCCGTCATCATGCCCGCCAGCTCGACCAATGCTTCTTCATGCTCAAGCGCGCGTTCTTCCAACGCCGCCACGCGCTCCTCCAGCGTCGCGCCGCTCGTTCCATGCTCCTTGGCGAGCGCGGACAGCTCGTCCGCTTCCTCCTGCGTGATTTCCAGCGCATCCGCCAGCGCGGTGATTCGCGCCTGCGCCGTGTCGGTCGTAAACGGCGTTCCGTTGGTCAGGCGGTTGTAGAGTACCTGATACTTGGCACTGTGCGTCTTTTCGTTTTCAATCATATGTCTTTCCTCCTGTTATTCGGTGATGTTCGTCGCCGCTGCTTCCAGCGCAGCAATGCGGTCGCTCAGTTTGGCTATCGTCTGAATGGGGTCGGCTCTGCCCGTCACCGTTACGCTGTCCGCGTCGGTCAGGACAGTGTTTGTTCCGGAGAGTAAAGGGATAGTCGCGCCGCCAGTGGCGGTGAAGGGAACCGGGTTAGCCTGTTTGTAACAGATTTGCACAGGCGTTCCCGCGGCATACTGGGCGGCGAGATAATCCATCCATTCCCTCAATCCATCATTTGTATTTGGATATTTGTCCCCCGGACTATAAACCACAGCACCGCCATCAAGTGTTATTCCTATAAATCCATTTTTTCCGTATAATTGATATGGGTAATGACTGCTTTTTCCGCTTGTAGAATCGATCGCAGGCTCTTGGACAAAAGAATCCGTTTGATAGAAGTCAATATAGAATAACGTTGAATAAATATGACATGGCTCTCGTCCTGTTATCGTTATACACCGCCACTCTCTCTGTCCCTCTCCTGTCACCGCGTCCACCTCGCCGCCATAGACGGTAGAGGGGAGGGTGAGCGTGTAAGCTAAATCGTCTTCCCGCCGCTCGACCCTTACGCTATCCCTGCCCTTTATCGGGCGGATGTTCTCCGGCGACGGGTCGCCGCTCCCCTCCTGTGTCGGCGTCCAGCTGACTTTGACGCCCAGCGGATATCCCTCGACCAGACCGTCCATCTGTACAGGCGTTCCGCTTTTCTCGATCTTGGGGCAGAGCATGTCCGCAATATGCTTGCTGCTCCATGTATCGCCGTCTATGGCAGTGTCGTCAATCTCCGCTTTGCTTTTTTTGAGCGCGTCGATTTCTCCGACCGCCGCCGTATAATCCGCCGGAATCGTCCCCAGCACCCGTTCGCCCTCTGCCGCGACCGCCTGAACAGATTTCGTTTCCTGCGCCGTGACCGCTTCCACCGCGCCGGAAACCGTCTTGTTGATGCGCTCCTCTGCCTGCGCGACGTTCGCTTCCGATGCCGCCGTTCTCTGCTCGCTCTGCGACGCCGCCGTCTTTGCGCTGTCTGCGCTCTCCGCGCTCCCTGCCGCCTGTGCCGCGCTCTCCTGCGCCAGCGATGCGGAAACCGCCGCCGCGCTTTTCGCGCTCTCTGCCGCCTTCTGCGCTTCTCCCGCCGCTATGCCTGCTTCTCCCGCATATGCCGCGCTGCTTGCCGCCTGTGCCGCACTCGTCTGCGCCTTCTGCGCTTCTCCCGCCGCGCCGCCCGCGCTGCTCTCTGCCGCTTTCTTGGCGTTCTCTGCGGCTCTCTGCGCTACCTCAGCTGCCGTCTTTGCGCTCTCCGCATCGGAGGCGGCTTGCTCGGACGCTTTGCGGTTTCGCTCCTGTTCTTCGATCCAATCCTCTTCCGTCCCTACATAGCCATGTTCGACGGCGATTGCATAAGCGCTATATGCGCCGATCTCCTGTTCCTTAGCCATAAACTGCAATCAACACTCCTTCCCCGTTGTCCTTCAGGGTGAAATCGGGCGGTGCAGCGTCCGATGTTATGAGGTATAGTTTTCCGTCGGCGCGCCCTTCGACATAAAAATAGCCGTTTTTGTTGGCTAACTGCCCCGCCAATTCTGCCGCTTTTTTGGCTTCAATCGCTGCTTTAGTTGCATCCGACGTTGCTTCCACGCTCCCCTTTGTGGCTGTGATACACGATTCTGTCGCGGTTTCGGCGCTTTTAGCCGCATTTGCCGCATTAGTTCCAGCCTGAATAACCTTGCCGAGCTGTGCCGCAGCTGAATCCACCCATGCTTGCACGGGGTCTGGTGCAGGTGACTGCGGACTGCCCAGTGATTCTGCAACCCTCGTGGCTGCAATTGCCGTCCTGACGACTGTGCCGTCAGCACTACGCACCGTGATTTGTGCCGCGCCCGTTCCGGGCTTACTGCCGATATCCGCACTCGTGATCTCCCACGTCAGGATACCGCCCTCTTGTTTCACCGCCGCCGGATACTCCGCCCGGTCAGGCTGCTTGACCGTGATCGATGCAATAGCATCCGGATACTGGCTCAATATGCTTTTCAGATTGATCAATATCCGCGTCGCGCGATTTTCGCCGACGCGGCCAAGCAGCAGCGCTTGATCGCCAAAACGGTCAAGCGCTAGAATGATATCACGCATCACGATCTCTCCCTCGTCAGCCCATGTTCAGTGCTTCGCGGATGGCTTCCAGGTCGTCTGTGGTCAGTGCGGGATAATCCGCCGCGATATCGGCAAAATCCTCGCCGTTGGCAATGCGGATTCTAAACGCACGGGTCATAATGCGCAGCTTCAAAGCGTTCAAAGTTTTCATCTTTTTATCCTCCAATCAAATCAGCCATCATCAAAATCAGATCGTCGTTTGCAGATTCCAGCGCGTCCGTGCGCTGCTCCACGTTGTTCACGCGCTCCTCAGTCGTCAGCGGCGGTGCGGGCAATGCGTCAAAGTCCGCGTCCATCTCGGCCTGTGTCCGCTGCGCAACCAGCCCGTCCACGAGCTTGTAGCGGTACACGCCGCGCTCATCCGTCAGCGGCTTTGGCAGATAATTGCTCTGCGCGTGATGGTACTTGTCACCATATCCTTCGTCAATTTGCATCCAGCCGTCGCCATCGGCAAACCCGCTGCTGTTGATGGCTGTCACGCGGTTTTTGCTGTCAGTTCGGATCAGCACCCCAAATGGTTTAATCTGCACGTTTTTTCACCGTCCTTACAAATCCGCAGTTATTTCAACCGTCGAAACATAATTGTCGGACATAGTGTTGCTGTAAAATCTGCACGATGATTTTCCGATATTATCAATTCCAGCAATATTATTGCCGACATACGTTACAGTTGGCTTGTCAATGCGTTTTTCTATGTATTGTATAAGCAATTCATAAAAATCAGCGTGAACTGTTGTTTTAAGCATCGCGTTTGGGGACAGCTTCTCGTAATATCTCTTGCATTCAGCCATCTCCACCGCATACCCCTTTGGTGTATATGGCGGTAAGGTCACAGCCGTATATACTCCTTCATACAAAGCAGCCCATTCGATGTTTGCTTCGTTCATATTTTTGTTTTCGATGGATAACGGCAAAAATCCATATTGCTCGATATCGTTTGCAACATGCTCCGGCGACAAAGTCAGCAACACAATTTCGCCGTTGCGCTTATAGGCAAACGTATATGACTTTCCATTTGCCAATTCCCCTTTGGCAACACGGGTCTGTATATAAGCATAGCTTTGCGCCTCTCCGGTCGTGTTTCGGACGCTTATACCGCCATTGTAAATTGTCAGAGATGCCTTCCCGCCAGAGCTTGCCGCCGAGTGTCCCAGATACCAGCGGTCAATCGCCATGTCAAAACCGCTTTCGTATACTGTTTTGCCTCTTTGGTTTATTGGATTCGCAAAGTTGCTGTTGTCCAGCAGATTTCTTGCGCGGATGTAGTATTCCGGTGCTTTGCCGCCCAGCTTCGCCGAATCGGACGCCTTATCATTCTCCCACCCCTTGGCTGCTGTGTCGGCACGTTGTGCGGCTGCATTGGCACTCGCCGCAGATGCGGTAGCCTGCTGAGTGGCTGCATCTGCTCTTTGATAGGCACTATTTGCCGCTGTCGCCGCTTTCTGAGCCTCTGAGGTCGCGGTTTTCAGTGCATCAAGCTGCGCAAGCAGCTCATCGAGAGACGGGATTCTCTTTTCCGTATCAACGATGGTTTCGGTTCTGCTCCGCGTAACTGTGCCAACACTCCAAAAAATCGCGGTTCGTTCATTTTCATTATTGACGCAAAAAATCAAACTGAAGCACCCAGGAACGATATAGCAAGCCTCGGGCAATGTTGCGGTAACAGTATCGCCATCTACAATTGCGGAGATGGGCACTGTATCGTTGTTTGCGCGAATCATGTACCCATTGGCGGAATAACCGCTTAAATCGGCTCCCTTGACTTTGATTTTGAATGTATGCGCTGCTTTATCTCCGCTTGCAAAAAGCCGCCCCAGCCGTTGCATTTTGACGCCGTCTCTCATGTCTGTCTCAAAGCTAATCGTCTGAAGCATCAGTTCGCCTCCCTTCGCATACGCAGAGTTACCGTTCCGCCGTCAAGCATCACGTGGGTCAATAGTGCATAGCCTTCAAGCGCTTGTGTTGCTCCGCCGTCAACTCTGGTCACATCCAGCCGCTCACACCCGTCAAATGATTTTGCCAAAGCAGGAATTCGGTTTTCGCCAACGTTCATATTGAGCCAGATCTCATCCGGCATGATTGCTGTTGATACCCAATTAACCGGCCACTCTCTATCGTCAGGTGTCCGCACCTTCATTGCAGGATTCCTCCTTGATTTTCCTTGTTTCAACCTTTACCATGCTCTTGAGTTTGCGCACAATGTCGCATAACCACAGTATTCGCGCCGCGTCGTCTTCACCTTTTACGCTAATTTTATTGAGCGCGTCTAACATCTCGTCAAACACTTTGCTCATCATTTACGACACCTCCCAAAAATCTGATGGTTTCAAAATCTCCCCAAACGTTCGAAATCTCTTTGATTGTTATCGTCACATCAGATGGGCTTTTGCAATATCGATTTGTCGTGCTAAAGTGCACTCCGGTGCAAACTTCCAGCGTGTTCCATGTGCCGTCCTTATCTCCGATGTGTATATAGCCTTCCGTGACGACGAGACGTTCGGTGTATAGAGATTTGGCTTTTACGCCACCGGTTTTCAAGCCATTAACTTCCGTAATAAGTGCGTCAACGTCAACTTTATCTGCTTTCAGTGTTATCTGGCTGTTTGCGCCATCAATCGCAATTTCCGCGCCACTGACACGCTCTCCGAGACTAGTCACGACCGTAGCATCTGCTTTCAGTGTAATCAGACCGCCGCCTTCTGTCGTCGCTTTGATTGCTGCATTGATTTCCTCGGTTTTGGTTTTTCGCCCAACAATCATTGCAACCAATCCGCCGTTGTCGGTCGTGGCGGTTATCAGAGCATCGATGTTTTCGACGTTTTCCTTCCAGCTTCCCGTGATTGCTGTTTTTGTCGCATATAGGTCAGCGTGATTCGCCTCAATCTTTACGCCCGCCTCTTTAACCCACGCTTCCGTTGCGCTCGTGAAGGAATCGGTTTTTTTAAGCATGCCGAGTACAGACGTTTTGGACAAGCCGGTGCCCTTGCTTCCAACATACTTTCTCGTGCTATTTTGTGACGATCCACCTGTAACGGTGTTGTCTATCCGCACAAGGTCTTCTGCTGTGTCGCGGATATTGCTGGCAAGCGTCAATCTTACGCCGCGTGGGTCGCCGTAAACGTCGGTGATGCTGCGCACAAGGATTCGCTCTTCCATCTTCACACCGTAATCAGGGAGTGTAAGGCGAAAAAGCCGTCCGATTCGGAAGGAATCTAGGCTTTCCCCTGTCGCGGTCGCCAAATCAACGCCGTTGATCTCAATGCTGTTTCGCGGGTTTTTGTGGTCTTCGAGATATCGTGTGATGTAGCTTTTCAAGCTCTCAGCGGTCACGCCTTCTCCGGCAGTGATCGTCTTTGTGATGATTCCCCATACGCCGACGGTCGGGCCGTCGATGTAGTGCGGCTCTGGGAGACTTTTGCAGTAAATCCGCGTGCAAAATTCGTCATCAGACATCGAGACGCTGACGCTTTCAAGGTTTCGGCTCAGCCGTCCTTCGCAACTCGCGGAGGTCTCGACCGATACGACATTCACCTTCCAGGGGAAGCCGTGCGTATCGTCAAATTCGAGCGCGTAGCCGTCTTTTTCGTCGCCGACCACTTCCGTCATCGCCGACAGGATGTTGTTGCAGTCATACGCATATTCGATGCTTGCGCTTTTCGCGCACGTGCCAAGAATCCAAGGTTTTTGATTGTTTATGAGCGTCGTCTGGTTTGCCAGCATCGCCGTCAACACTTCAGCGCACGTTCCGCTGTACGTCCCCTCGCCGGGAATGATCGCGTCGCCGAGAATCGCCGCGCTGTGCTCTAGGTCAACGTCACCCGTGCTGACATAGCTCTCAGATGTGCCAGACACGCGATAGAAGCCCGCGCTGCCGTCGATGGTATAAAGCTCCATCCACGCATGCAAGGACACCCCCTCGCCCGGAGGAAGCGTCATGGAAGCATCATGCGGTGGTACAAGCCGCTCGTTGATGGACAGCGTAACGGGATGGAGACGGCACACCTCGTGGAGCTGCGCGTCAAGCAGGCGCGGAAGCCTTACGCTCATGTGTAATACCCCCTCACGCCGAATCTCGTCTTCGCATTTCCATTCGTGGAGACGGACAGCTTGCCAAACTTCCCGGCTTCAAGCCGCAGCTCGTCGCTTGATTCTGCTGTTCGCTTACTCAGTACGCTCTCGCTTCCGATTCGCGCATAAAAAACGCCGTGCTCATCCGTTCCGACTTCAAGTGTTGAATTGAAAGGAAGCGCAAGTCCGGAAAAGTGCAGCGCGGTTTGTCCGGCTGTCAGGTCTACGGTCGTGATCGCGCCCGTTCCGGCGTTTGTCACGCTTGCCCATACGCGGGAATCGTCCGCAAATCCTGGCGCAATCATTTGAGCTTCGCCGTTCCCGTCGATCATCACGTTTTGCGGGTACTCGCTCTCCCAAAACGGAATCTCAAAAGCCGTGAACGTCGCCGTCAAGCTGTTTGTCCAGCGCAACGCGGAGAAGTTCGGCAGGGTCTCACAGATGACGTGCAGCCGCCTTTCAGGTCGGTCGTTCGTCGTCAGAATGCCGCCGAGAATCGCCCACTCCGTCACTTTCTCCGCGATGAGGGCACGGCGAACGGTGTTCTGCTCGTGAATTTCAAATTTTACCTCGACACTCAGGCTGTTCGTCGTGCGCTTCGTGATTCTTTGACCATTTCGTCCGGCGAGTGGCGTTGTCGCAAGATCGCGTACGGGCGAAACGGTGCTTACGTCAAGTACATAGATTGCCGGGTCGATGCTTGACAAATCAATGCCGTTCAGCCGGCAGGCATATCTCGTCATCATACGTTTGCATACCTCATAGCTCTTGCGCCCTTTGCAATGTTTCGGCTTACGCGCTGCGTCACAAGATCGCCCACTCTATCCGCGCCCATGTACACGCCCACGCCGTCAAGCGCTTCGCGTACAGCGACGGCTACGGCTTGACCGATGCTTTCCGTGTTAATGCCTCCGGTCATTCCTGCACGGTACGCTGTCGCATCGGCACGATTCAGCACGGTTTCTCCGGCGTGGAGCTTGGCGACGAAGTTGTCATAGGGGACATAATCAAGACCGGTTGCAAAACTGCGTCCTGCTCCGCCTGTATTTTTCTTCCACCAATTTGAGGGGTTATACCACGCCGAATCCCACGCGGCGGATACTGCGCCAGCAATACCGCCGTTATCCCATCCTTCTTGAATGGATTTTGCGCTCTTTTGGACATTTGTTGTATTCAGGCTGTCCACAAACGAATCCCAGGCGGATTTAATATCGTAAACCAAATCGGAGATTGTCTCAAGTGCTGATCTCACGCCACTCATAAACCCTTCTGGGACGTGTGTATTGATAAAGCTTGTGAACGCTGTTTTCGCATTGTCCGCCCATCGCTTGATATCTTCCCAGTGCGTAATAATCAACGCAAGAACGCCGGAAACGATCAAAAGAGGCGATTTCATAGCGATCCATGCAGTAACAATGCCGCCGAGAACTGTTGCCGCCGTCTGAAAGAGGGGATCGTCAACAAATGCGCTGAAATCCTCAAGAAATCCCTCTACATTTTCAGATGTCTCCTTGTCAAAGCCGTTGAAAAGTAGCTTCAAAAAGTCCACAACGCCCGTGAAGATCATGCCTGCAATATTGCCAAACGAGCTGGCAATATCAAAGAGCGCCTGCGCGGTGTCGCTCGGCTCTTCTTCGCCGCTGCTCCACGCCAGAATCTTGTCCAACAGATCAATAACGCCGTCAAAGACCCAGCCTGTCGCGTCTGCCAGACTTGCAGCAAGCATACCGGCGCGCATTTGAATTGTTTCGTCGGTGAGAAAAGCCGTCGCTTTTTCGATTGCCGGAATCAGATTTGTTCTGAAACTATCGCCAATCTTTGGCATGATTCCGTCTATTCCGTATAGCGCGGAGTTTAGATTGCCGACCACGGTTTCCCATTCGTGGCCTTCTCTTGCCGCCTGTCCGATAACACCAGAAGCGGTATACATCTCATCTACGATGCCGAGAAGAAGGTTCTGCTTTTGTGCTTCTGTCAGTTTCTCCCATTTTGTTCCATATACTTCGAGCGCTTTTGCCGCTCGTGTGGATTGGGATATTTGAAGACCGATTGAATCGCCAGCCTCTACATTTCCACGAAGGAACGATCTCAGTCTTGTGTCAGCATCTTCAACGCTGATGTTATACGCGGCTGCACCGTCAGCGGCGAGGCGGACATATTTATCCATCATGGATATAGCTTCTGCCGCGCCAACGCCTGCGCTCCTGAACTGCATGAAGGACGACGTGCCAACGCCTTTAAGTCTTCCGGCCAGAATGTTTGTGTCCTTGCTGATCGTGTCAAGAGCGCCATTTGCGGCAGATTCCAGCTCGCCGAACGTTTGACTTGCAAGAGAATCAAGGGCTTCTTTGTCTGCGGAAGACACAATCGCCTTTTTCACGATTTCAAAAATCTTGGAAAACGCGCTTTTAATTCCGTCGACCATCAACTTGGCCTTCGCAAGCGTCCACGCGCTCAGGCTCTCCATCTTCGATTTTCCGTTGCTTTCGACTGCGGAAAACATGCGTTCCCACAACGTCTTATTTCTTTCCGTTGTCGTCTTCGTCGCGCTTTCCGTTCCCTTGGTCGCGTTCTTGATGCCTTCTCCTGCTTCCTTGGCCGCATTCTTTACGGATTCGGACGAGCGCCCGATACTCTGAGCGGCAGTTTGCGCATCGTTTTTAGCCTTTAGGATGCCCTGCTCGTATTCCTTCGAATCAAGGCCAATCTTGGCTACAAGCGTAAACAAATCCACACTTTACCCCTCCCCTCTTGCTTTTTTCCTTCTCTCGTGTTCGGTGATCAGATCGTTGATGATCTCCTGACCCGTTCGGTTATCCTGTTCCACCAGCCCGACAAACTCTTCATAACTCACGGGTTCGCTTCCCATCGCCTGACAGATGACAGAAAGCATCTTCGCGCTGTACACGTCTCCTAGCCACTTTTGACGATCATCTGCCAAAAGGTCAGAGAGTGCCGTGATTGTCGGCGGTGCTCCGTGCCTGTAAATCGCCGCCGTTACAGCTTTCCGACCGTACCCACGGACGACGAAAAAAAATCCATCAGATCGGGGTCTGCGAGTGCGTTTTTCAGCTCCTTGATGGTCTGCATGCCCTTCTGACTGCGGATTTCCTCGACGGTTTTGCCATTGATAGCCGCCAGAATCGCGAACGTGTCTTCTCTGTGATCGCCCAGCAGCAGCGGAACGAACTTGCCGATCATCATAGAGGTCTGCTGGATGTTGTTCATGCCGCTTTTGCTCAAATCGGCGATTTCTTGGAAGGTTTCCGTCGTCTTCTTGTCAAAGCCGATTCTTTCAATCGGTTCCGCGATTTTGCAAAGACAGACAGACAGCTCTTCGCCGTTCATTTCCGAAAGTTTCATCTTCTTCTCACCTCAAAAAAAAGAAAAGCGCCGAAGGCAAAGCCCTCGGCGTATTGTTACTGCGCCGCTTCGTCGAAGAAGTAGATCGCGCAAGGCGCGTACTCGTTATTCTCCATGGTGTCCTGATATGCGTGGAACTCGACCGGGAGTGTACCTTCGCCCTTGTCACTGAAAGTCAACGTCACGCCCGTGTTGTTCAGCGCATTGTCAAGCACGATGGCGACAAGCCCCTTGGACGTGTTGCCGAACCAGACAAGGTTTTGAATATAGTCGCTGTCCTCGATATTGGTTCGCAGTTTGATCGCGGTCTTTTTGCCAGTCGTGAAAGACTTGTCCTCGGTCTTCTCAGCCGTTCCGAGCGCAAGCATGAAGTTATCCGGCGTGACTTCCATGAGCGTCGCGGTCAGCTTGATATCCCAAGCGTCAATCACCGTGCTGCCCTTGAACTCATACCGCTTGCCGTCCGCTTCGATGCTTCGCATAGTCGGAGACGCGGTAAACGTGCCGCCGCCTCGCGTCGCGCCCAGCGTTTTTGCGCCGTCCTTAATGGCGGCGAAAAGTGCTTCTTCGAGCGCGTTGTATTCAGTGTAGGTGCTCAGGTCAAAATTTTTGAGAAAAGCACCCGCGTTGAGCTGCAACCGCTCGAACGTCTGCGGTCTGACAGCCGTAACAGGTTTGCCCATTTATATCACCTCGATTGATACGAATTGATTTGAAAATTGAGATAGGCGACTTTGATTTCCGGATTTGCGATGGGCTGATACTGCACCAGCGGGTCAGCGGGGCGAATGGCGACATAGCCGTTCGCAGTCGGAAGCATTATAAGTTCCCCCACCACCCTCGTGATCTCGTCAACCTTGGTATTTATGCCCTTGTAGCTCTCCGACCGATACCAAACCCGCGCCTGATGACTTGCAGCGTTTAGCCAGTCCGGCTCAATGACGGTGTAGGTGATATATGGGAGTTTCGCGTTCTCCGGCACGTTGCTTTCCGGGTATGCGTCAATGCCGAACCCAGAATAAAAGCTGTATAGCGCCTTTGCCGTCTCGGTCATGTCGGAAGCTCCCACCTCTCAGCCGTCACTTGCTCAAAGTCAAACGTCGCCACGTCGGGCGGTCTGCTGTCGGTGTAGTCGCTCGTCACGCGAAAGATTGCCCCGTCAGAAACGCGGCGGAAAACCTCGTGATACTCAAGCGCAACGCCTCGTGCCGTCGTGATGGTGTAGACGCTGGAAACTCCCTGCTTCTCGGCGACACGCGCTTGCAAGCTCTGATCTTTGACAATCGCCGCGCTGAACTCGTCACCGTCCGTCCAGCTCGTTTCAAAACCGCCCTGCCCGTCAGGGACGCGCTTTTTCACCAGCATTACACACGGCTGCAAAAATCCATCAATCAGCTCTGCGTTAATCATCGCTTATCCTCCGATAAGGGGCAAGGCGGGAAGCAAAGGCCCCCTGCCAGCCCGTCGGCGCACCAGTCGTGCCGGATGCGCGGGAGTAACTGTAACCGCCGAAACTCTCAGAAACCTTGTCGGTCACCGGGTTCTTCTCTATGTACGTGGTGATTTCCGCCGCAAGCTCTTTGACGCTTTTCGGGATTGCCAGCGCCCAGATTTCGCCGCCGAAGGTTTCATCCGTCAGCGTCTCGCCGCTCTGGTAGACGTGCAGCCCGTCGGAAAACACACTGCCCTTGATACGGTAATACTGCCCCGGTTTCAGAAAGTCAACGTCAGGAATGCCGGAAGCGATGGTGAACGTCCCAGCGTCACGCCTGACTGGAAACCAGTTATGCAGATACGTCAAAACCGCTTCAAGCATCGGTTTGCTCCGTTTCTGCGGCTTTGATCGCCGCTATGATATCCGCCTTGTTCATTGAGCTGCCGACACCCTCAACGCCCTTCTCAGCGGCATACGCCAGCAATTCAGCCTTTGTCATGCTGCCAAGATTGGCGCTTTGAAGCGTAGGCGTTTCGGACAGCTCCGTTATTCCCCCGTCACAGACGCGATATACAGGCTGTTCGGATTGTAAAGCATCGGCATAAAGAGTGCGCTTGCCTTTGTCCACAGAACAGCCGGATCTTTCTCCATCCACTGCGAAACGTAGACATACGGGCTTACGCCGCTCGCTCCGACCTGCATAAACGCACCCGCGTCAGTCTCCGGCGGGTCGCCCCACAGACCCTCGCCCAGACGACCAGCAGGATTCGCCGCGAAGAGCGTGATCTTATCTTTCGGGTAGTAGCGCTTCGTCGTTCTGTTCGGGCGGTCATTCGTGTCGACGCCATTTTCGACCGCATAGGTCAAATCGTTTGCGATAACGCGCTGAATGCCAAACTCCTCATTGAGATAGGCGTTGAAAGCGTCTGCGCGTACCAGCGCACCAGCGCCAACGTTGCCGTTCACAGCCTTCTGAATCGCCGCATTGCTGCGCATTTTGGTGATGTTCGCCTTGCTGGTGTAAATGCCGGTCAGCGTCACGCCATTGTCAGTTGCCTCATCGATCAGCGCTTGCAGCAGCTTCGGCACGTTAGCGCTCTCGGACAGATCAAGTGTCTTGGAGATCTGCCCGGACGGCACGCCGTAATCAACGGTCAGGTCGAGGTTATTCTCCTTGATCGTTACCTTGCCCGTTGCCAGCAGCTCGTTCTTGGCAACCTTCGTGCGCGTCACGACCTGCTCCGACAGGTTGATGCCATCACGGATGACATAATCGTACATGTCATTCTGCTGCACACCGCTTCGCAGAAGAGCACGCATGCGTTCGGACTGATTGATTTTGACCTTAATCAGGCCCTTTTCAATGTTGTGCGTATCGACCGGAACGCGGAAGGTCGTTCGTGCTTCGGTATCAAAGCCGTGGAACTGCGCCATGACGGGGATCTGATACTGCGCCGCGATGCTCTGCCAGTAGGCGACCAGATTCGCGGTTCGCGTGTCGCCGAACAGGCCGTCAATCGGGTCGTTCGGGCGGGCAACCTGGAACGGGATGTTCAGCCAATCTTTCTGCGGGATAAAACCCAGGATGCTGTTTTCAAACATTTCAGCCATTTTTCTTCACCTCTTTCAGTACGGGCGCGTGATCGCCGGGGCAGTGGCAACAAAGGTGATGCCTTTCAGCGCCGTCTTTGCAGCCGTATCAACCGCCGGAGAAATCTTGTCCTCATAGACAGCTCCGTGCGTAACGACAGACCCAGGCATGTCGCCGCTGGACACGTCCACATCCTCATATAGGATGCCGACCGCCGTTGTGTCATTCGCCGGGATGACAGACCCCGCCGGAACATACTTGCCGCCGTTTGTGGCGGTTTTGACGTTCTCGTGGTCTGCCTTGACCGTGCAAGTCTCCCGCGTTACGTCTTCGGGATGAACCAGAAAATAACCAGGCGCGTAAACCGCGCCGTTTTCAGCTTTGATAAAGCTCATTTTTTCGCTCCTTCTGCCGCGCCATAAATCGCGGCGTAATAATCCTTGGCAACCTGTGCCGCACGGCTGGATGCCCCGTCGCCGCCGTTGTTGTCGGGCGGATTATCCACATCCGCGCCGTGCGTATTGGTGTTTGGAATAAAGTCCGCATAGTCGGTCTGGATGCCCTTCTTCACGCCGTCAGCGTCTTCCAGCTTGCCGTCTTTGACCTTCACTGCGGAAAGATCAGTCAGGCGTACAATGCTGTCAGCTCGCTTCCCAGTGATGCCCAGCGCGTTAAGCTGCTCCCGGTACAGTCGCTCGGCCAGTGCCGCCGATTCTTTGGCGTTCTGATCGTTCTTGTACTTCTCAAAAGCCGCGTGTTCGCTGTCATACTTGCTTTTGTAGTCCTCTCCGTCGCCCTTTGCTTTCAGGTCGTCCAACTCCTTCTGAACGTCTTTCAGCTTCTCAGCGTCGGCTTTGTAGCCCGCCATCTGGCTTTTCAGCCCGTCAACGGTTTCCGTGTGCGCTTCAACCACGCTGTCAACCTGTTCCTCGGTCAGACCAAGCGCCTTGAGGAATTTTCTCGTGAATGCCATGTTTACGCTCCTTTACTTCGGGGGCTATTCTTCGCCCTTCGCTTTATATATGCAAACGGCGGTACTTTGCCGTTTTTGCCAAAAGAAAAACCGCTGCTCTCAGCGGTGCTTGTCAATTTCCCTGTTTGCCTTTGCCCTGATTTTCTCGATCTTCCGCGCCAGTGCGCGTTGACCTTGCCTTGTGCCGGGTGCGGTTTCTCGCGCATGCTTGATCTCTTTTCGCGCTCCCCTGCGGATTTTCTCGCGCCTGAACCATTTGATAAGCCCCATTTTAGCCTCCTGACAGCTCGTCTCGCATGATTTCCTTGTATTCTTCTCGGTGATCTTCAATCGCGGGTCTGATGTACGGTCTGGGTCTGACGTAGGATTTGCCAATGCCGCTTCCCCGCGTCGTCGTGAACTGCTCCCATTCAGGCGGTGCTTCGAAATACGGCCCAGTGCCCAGCTCAACATATGGGGCATATTCGACGTTGCTTCCCACGCTTACCGCGTCATCATCAACCCTGTGCGTGATGCTGTTTCTCAATGTTCCGCCGATATACCCTTTCTTTCCCGTGCTTTCAACCGTTCCGACGGGGCACTTGTCTTTCGCGTATCGCTCGGCTTGCTGACCGATGGTCTCAAGCGCCCGCGCCTTTGCGCGTTCCAGCTCTGCCAAAAACGCCGCGCTGTTGTCGATTAGATTTCCCGCCATTGTGTGTCTCCTTCCATCCTGCCCACTCCGCGTAGGTTTTGAACGGTATCGTGTCGCGGGTGATATTGTCGAGCCGCATTTCATTTCGCGGCGGATATTTGGGATTATACGACACGAGCGCACACCGGCAGTTGTACACATTCGCGGGTCTTGCGTTCGGGTCGCCCGGACACATGATCTCGCCCAGCTCGCTTTGAAACGGTTTGTCCACGTCCACACGCTGTCCGTCAAGCATGGCGTGAGAATGGCGCGTATGGTTGTCCAGCGTCGCCCGCCACTCCTTTTGCAGCTTGATACCCAGCTTCGCCGCCTGATGATAGCTTTCAATGCGTCCTGCGTTCTGTGCGTAGGTCATCGCGGTTCTTGCGTGTCGCCTTGCGCTGACCTCGTTCGCCGTCGTCACGCGCTGCAATCGCTTCACGACCTTCTCAAGCGATTCACCCTGGAGGATTCCCTGCGTGATCTGCTGCGTGATTTGCGTATGATTCCAGCGCTTGTCTGCTGGTATATCCACCTTTGACGGCGGCAGAAGGTCGGGCTGGTCGCGGATAAGCTGCTTGACGGTCGATGCGTCGTACAGCTCAAAGCCCATGTTTATCCGTGCGCCCTTCTCAAGCGTGTAGCTCGACCAGTTGGCATTATAGGCAAACGCTTCCGGAGTCGTGTCGTTGATGATCTGCATAGCAAGCTCATTGCTGTGCGTCAGCGTCTCCGTCATGTTGGCAAGCATCTGCCGCCAGCGCTTGCCTTGGAACACTTGCCCCGCCAGCCAATCGCGGTAGGTTTCCGGCGTGATCTCTCCCGCTTCGAGCTTCGCACGATATTTTTTATCATCCCTGCGGAATTTCGCGATGAACTTATCAAGTTTGCGCTGGATATCAGCCGCCGCATCGGTGTACACGTCGCGGATGCGCCGCTCTAGCTCTTCAATCTGCTTATCAGTCCATCGAACCGCCTGATCTGTCAAGCGCCGTCACCCCTATTTTCTGCGCCAACGTTTGTTTGCTCCATCCCAAGACAACCCGTTCGCCTTAGCTTCTGCTCGCAAATTGTAAGTTTGCCCGCTGATAGAGTTCACCTTCGACCAGTTAATTCCGAAGGTTTTTCCATCAAGCGCACCATGCGCGACTTCGTATGTAAGATGCTGTGTTCTGTTTGTTTGGGATGTTTTTGTGCGCGTTACTGGCTGGGCATATGAGAACGTCAAGTTTCCTTTTCCGTCAGTCGTGGCTTCAAGGACTTCCTCTTTGTGATAGCTTCCGCCCCAGCCTCTTGCCTCTCGAAAAGTTCCCTCGATAATCTGCTTTTTTGCTTTTACAAGTGCTCCGTCACTTGACCCCTTCACATAACCTGCACCGCCTCCGCCACCGGAACCGCCGCCGCGCCCTCCGAACAGCTCAAGACTGATTTCTAGCACGTTCTTCCCTCCTTTGCTCGAAACGTTGATAGAATGTATCAACATGGATGATGTTTCCACGCGCTTCCGCCGGGACGTTGCCAAAGAAAATAATGGAAGATGGATTGAGCCGCTCTAACATTGCATCATATCCGCGCATAAATGCCGCTTTTGTCTCTCGACCGCGTTGTGTGCCCACGCTCGATACGCTGACAATGGCATTTTGGGGTTCGCCGTCAAAGCACCAATCAAACGTGCTTTCATCTCCCCAGCAAATGGTAGGAATAACGTTAATTCCGTTTAACTGCCAAAATGCGCCAAGCCAGTGTTTGCGATAGTGGTTGTATATCCCCAGTGCTTGGGGAACGTCCGCATAAATCGAAAAATCAGGCGACAGAACAGCAGCCGAATTGCGCAATCCACACAGATACTTTGTGGGCGAATTCCATAATCGTTCGATGCGGTAATCGTCAACATACATCTGAACCGCTTCGGTTTTTGTCAGTCTGCGCGACAGGTCATTAAACGGCAACCACGCTTCAATTTCTTCCGGCAAAAAGCCGGGTTGAATACGCGGGATTCCAAATTTCCCTTCGGTTTCGTCATTTCCGGGTATCCAGTGACGCAGATTCTCATAGAGACGACTATTCATCGGCTTCCTCCTCGTTCCACCCCCGCCGTATTCGCATAAATCCGCTCTTTCATCAGTTTCCCGGAACCTTTCCCGCTGTTCAGTGATCGCTTATCACACTCAAAAACGCACGTGAAGCGCTCGTCCTCCACCTTGTAACTGCTGATAAATACGGGAGTTTTCTGACCCGCCGCCCAATTAAAAAAGGATTCATGGTCGAATCCTTCATAGCTACCGCAATCCGTGCCTTGATATGGGATATCTGTGTAAATCACGCTATTTTCTGGAATTTTGACGTTTTCATAGCTTTCGAATGAGATTTGCAGACTTTGCAGACTTTCCAGACTTTGCAGCCTTTGCAGACTTTCCAGACTTTGCCTAAGCCTGTACAATCCGACAAGCTCATTGTAATCATCGGGAAGCGGCATAAACTCCTGCATACGTTGGTACATTTCCCGCGTCGGGAACTCCCATTGTGAGCGCCCGAAGTAATGCCCTGCCATCTGCGTTCCGAGACGACGCTGAACCTCGGCCTGCGTCAAGCCTGACGTTTTCAAGGCTTTCAGCAGATACGCCCTCAGTTCTTCTTCGCCTCTCTCGATATCTGCTTTCACGTTTTTAATCAGTTCGTCAAGCTCTGCCGGCGCGTATTCTTGTCGCGAAAGCCACCACCGAATATATTTATCCTTGTACTCGGCTTCATGCGCCAGAACGTCCGCGCGGCTTCCGTCGCCGTCAATTCCCATATTTCGTAGGAGCGACGTGTCGCCCAAAACCCGCGCATAGTGCAGCGCTTTTTTCCACGGTTCTACCTGCTGCGCATATAGATAGTTGGTTCCGTTATTCCCAAAGCTCCAACAATATCTTACATATGGGTCAACATCTTTTAATTTTTGAAATGTTTCTCGATCAATCCAGCGCTTTTCATCCGCATACTCTCCGCATATTGCGTCCTTGAACAGTTTTAACGGCATTTCGCAAATGTCGTTTGCTATAATCCGCTCCCACTTCGGAGCAAGACCTTCACAGATTTCAAGCGCTGCATGTGTTATGGCGCAACCGCCAGCGCAGATATCAATCAAAACATCAGCAGGTGGAAGAAAACTGACTATTTTACGCGCTATGCTGTTTTTGCTTCCTTTGTACGGTATGCCATAGCGCTTCACGTCGTTTCCTCCTCCGATTCCTTGCGCACAAACCGCCCTTCCGTTTCTTCGTCCAGCCGCGCCATGATCTCCGGCACTTTGTCGATGTAGATATTCGGCAGATTCTCAAGGATCGTCTGTCTGTCAAGATACGGCGCTTCGAGCATCAGCATTTGTACCTGCTCAAGCTGATTGCTGATGCGGTTTCGCTTGAAAATGGGGACATCATCAATGCCGATTAATCCCAGAATCGACCGAATGCAGGATTCGAGCTGATTCTCAAAGTCATCCGCGTTCTCGTCAAGAGGTTGATACGCGGAGTTAATTGCCGTCGCAGTCTGGTTAGACGCGGAAATCGCTTTGGTGTCAAACCCACCGAAATCCTCGTAGATATCCTGCCTGATCGTCTGCAAATACGCTGTCCGCGCGGCATACGGTATGTCTTGCGTATACGGTTTGATGCTGCCGCCATCACTCGTATCTGCGACTGCGATATGCTGCAACAGGATTTGGTCTCGGAATTTCCGCAAATCCTTGTCGTCCATGCCGCCGTAGTTTTCGAGAATCCAGTATATTTGTGCGCAGTCCTGCAAATCGTTTGCAAATCCAGACCGAATCAGATCATAGCTGTCAATGCTCTGCTGCAAACCGACAAGCGTCGACTGATGCAATCGGCTTCCCCACAGCGGGATAATCGGCAGGCGACTGTAATTTTCCTCGGCGATAACTTCCGGCTCTGCATCGGCAGGCGCTTTTGAGACGGTCTGCTTGTACGCACGCAGATCTCCATCTTTCTCAAATCGTGCATACCCAGATTTTGATTTAAACCGCCTGTAACCGTCTTCGGTGTACAGTACGGCAATCGTCGGCTTAGTGCTGTCAATGCGCCAGTATCGCAGGCCAGCACGCAGCGTGCCGTCATTCTCGTCCCACAACGGCACAAACTCAGTCAGTGGGAAGACGTGGATGTGGTCAAAGTTGAAAAACACGAAACTGACACCGTGAATCAGCGCCAGATATCCAGCTCTGTATAACTCAGTATCAAACGTCTTGCCCAGCTTTGCTTTAGTCCCGCCGCCCTGCTTCGTTTTTCCATTGGTGTCTTTGTCACTTGCAAAGGTCACGCCGTTGCCCAGCGAGTAGGCACAGCGTTGCGTATTCAACCTCCGGAAGAAATTCGACGCGATCTTGTTGTTTGATGCAACATAGTTTTGCACCGATACTCCGGTGGACGAATAGATTTTCTGCACATATTCATTGACGGTTTTGTTTCTCTGATGGTCGTACAGGTCGGCAGTCCGCGCCATTTCAACCGCTTCATTTTGTTCGTGCTCTGCAATCATCTGCGAGATGAAATCTGGAATTTTATCTTCGTTTGTTTGGAAATCCTGCCACGTCAGCAACGCCATCACCTCCTTATGCGAAAAATGGGCTTTTATACTCTTCTTTTGGTTTGACCAGCCGCATGGTACGCACTCCATAGCGCAGCGCGTCCATTAAGTGATCGTTGACCTTGATCGGCTTGTCGTCCGCTTTATCATCCCAGACATAGCCGTCAAACTCTTTCCGTAGCTCCGGCAGATTGTCGAAAATCCGCACGTCGCCGCGCTGCATGCAAACCGCAACGTCGCGGATGCCGTCCAGCACGTCGTTGTCTGCCTTGCGTACACGGAAGGCAAGCCGTGAGCGTCTGAGCGCCGCGATGAACGATGCGGCCGAAGGATCAATGATCGTCATAACTCCGCGCTGCTGGTCTTCCGGCAGGCTCTCGCTGACAAACCGCTCCATGTCGCGCACATAGTCCTCGTCAGTCTTTTGCACCTGCGTGTCGCGTCCTGAGTAGCGATATTCCCGGAAAATATGCCAAATGCCCTCGCTCTTGCCCCATAGCAAAGCAGCGAAGGCGTTTTGTGTGCCGTAGTCGATAGAAATAAAAACATCACGCCAGCGCGGCGGCGTGAACGGTGTTTCGAGCGCCGAGGAATAACCGGGGTAGATCATGCCTTCGGCAGATACGCGCTTCCCCTCGATGTCCCGCTTATACCATACGGATTGTGGGTCATACTGTGCGACAATTTCCGCGAATCTCTCGTCAGATATTGTCGCATTGTCGCGCATCAAAAACAGCTCGTAATTACAGCCGCCCGGCAATTCTCCGCGCTCCTGCTTTATACGGTACAGGTCGATATATTTTTCGTAGATCGGAGAATTCGGTGCGCTTGGGTTCAAGTCCCAGAAGAACTTTCTCAGCTTTGCCGCAGCGGTTCGGTTAAACGCCTCCTGAATGAAAGTTTCATGGTGAAGGTTGACCTCCGTTGCAATCCACATGCCGTAGCTATTTCCTCGGATTCGCTTGAAGCTGTCCGCTTTTCCAGCTCCGGCAAAAATTACAATTTTCTCTCCCGTCTTCGTCCTAACGCGGATACAGTCGTTTCCTCGATATTTGCCCCATGTGCAGCGCCCACGGAACTGGGCTTCAATGCCCATTCCGTTACAGTCCCCGATATTCAGCTTTGCCGTTGGCGATGTTGAAGCACTCGCAAGGTGTATCTTGTCCGGGCAAGTTTCAAGCTCGGTGCAGAAGGCGAAAACATTATCAACCGTCTTTCCGGCGCGAACAGCTCCCTCGGCGATGTTGTACATATTTTTTCGGCAGGCACGGATATACGAGAGATGCTTCAGACCGAAAACAGGTACATATTTACGTGTCCTCATCGCCATATACCTCTTCGCGTGTCGCTTCAATGTCTTCGGTGTCAACATCCGCCAAGTCCATGTCTGCCGTCAAATCTTTATAAGCCGCCGTCAGATCGCGAAGCCGCCAACGCTTCGACGTGACCTCGCGCCTTCCTCCACCCTTCCCAGGCTTGACGATGTCCTCTGCGCTCTCCGTTCCGATGCTGCCAGGCAGAGCGTCTATCTCGCTTTCCAGTCGGAGAAGCAGCTTTGACCGAATTCTTGCAGCAATAACCGCGTTATTTGCGGCTTCGTCCGCTTTCTGCGCGACAATGCGCTCATTTGTCCTTTGTCGCACTTTTGTCGCGGTTTTGTCGCGGGTCTCTTTCCATTTTTCCGCTTTCGCCCTTCGCCCGACCGCGTCCTTGGAAATCCCGTACTTGTCAGCCAGATTGCGTATGGATGCGCCGCCTGCTATATACTCGGCTCTTATCCGCTCCCAGTCCACCGTCGGCACATCTTCGCACTCCCCTTTTTAGTGATTAAATGTAAAAACAGAACACCATTGTGATGTGAACCCTGTTTTTTATTATTTACCTCCGATTTGGCTTTTCCCGCCAATGAATCAGCTTGTATAACCAGCCATGTGAATTTTCCCATTCCAGCGTTTCGAGCATCTTGTCAAGTGGCGATTTTGGAGGCGGAGATGGAAAAATGTTTGTGCAACACAGCGCCGCCAGCATCTGCTCATCATGCGTGATCGGAATTGGCTGCATAAAGCAGCTCGGGAATGAGGCAAACTGCTGTCTCCGCTGAATCCGATCTTCCAGCAGCTCAATCTCTCTTTGCAGTCTTCGGATGTTTTCTTGCCGAAGTTCTTCATAGCGTTCCTCGGCTGTCTTTTGAGTTTGCTGTTTTCCCATACCGCAAACCTTCCCTGCACATCCTCCTGAATCAGCATAAGCAACGCCGCTCCCACTCTGCGTCCATGTCTGCGTTGCGTCCCGATTTGCGCCGGAGGTAAAGCACAAATCACCCCAAAACAAAAGCCGTGACGTTCGCCGCGGCTTTGCTGCTGATTATTTGCCAGCGTCCTGCGCTTTGCGCTCTCCGCTGAGTTTAATGTTATCACACGGTCGCACTCTATGTGTAGCTCCGACTGCTCTATAAGTCTACTGCAAGTCGCCTATAATCTCCCTCTTGTACGCCCAGCCCGTGCTTTCGGCCAGCCCTTGGCGCGCCGTCGCCTCAGTGACGGACAGTCCTTCGATAAAATACGCCTTGCAAAACTCTCGCACTCGGCTGACCTTCTCAAGCGTTTCGATTTGCAGCACAATCTTGTCGATCACCTCAAGCGCCGCAGAAATTGCCGTAAGATAGGCCATGCTTGCGGCTTGCAGCGCCTCGAAAGCCTTGTCACGCCGTATGACATAGGCTTCAAGCCCTGCACCGCTGGACGAGCCGGACGGCATGCCAGTGAGCTTTTGCGCCGTCAGATAGGCGGCTTTTTCCTCCTTGTAGGCTTCTTCCGTCCTAACATACGCCTTGCGCTTTTTTCGTGTGTCGAGTAGCGTTCGCTTGTCCGCTTCCGTCAACTGCATTATTAACCTCCTTTTTGAGCCTTTCTCTGAAACTTCAACCAGCGCTCGTGACTGCGCTTTCTTCCCGTTCCCTCTAGGCAAGCCGTGTAGCGGTTTTCCAGTACCGTCTTCCGTCGGTTGGCATACGCCTTGTATCTCTCGCATCCCGCGTGACAGCCGACCTCGCGGCTCGCACAGTCGCGGCATGGCGCGTCATTCATGGTGTCTTCGCCTCCATTTGCATTTCATCTCTGCCGCATCAAACACTTATCCTTCACGATCCATAATATCCTTCAAATCTTTTGCGCACCTGTCTGTAAAACTTACCCCGCGCAACTTTGCCCCACAATATATGCATGTGCCATAAAGAAACCACATTCCATCTTCATGGCGCCATGCGCTAAATTCAAGCCTCGTATGTCGACATAGCTTCTGCCTGAATCGCGTCATCAGCTTTCCCACGGTGTCCCCTCCATCTCTTCCTTCGTCGGCTTGCGTAGCCAGCAGCGCCATTCTTTTTCGTACAAAATCCCCATCATCGCAAGATACTTGCTCACAAAATCCATTTTACAGGTCTCTCTAGCTGGCGCAATCAGCACCCATCCGTTTGTGCCTCCGTCAAACTCCACCCACAGTGGCGCAGCATCCGCGCCCTCTGTGCAATGCACGCTCACCTCTTCCAGCGTCAGCGCACGATTCTTCGGCTCGGCGCGGCGCATCGCCATTCGGAACGCCGATTCAGGATCAATGCCGATTGGCGAACCCCAGCCGCATTTCGGGCAGACGTAGTAAAATGTGGCGTTACACAACAAATGCATCAACTCCATGTCAGCCCCGCATCCGGGGCATTTAGGCGTTTCGCTCATCGCTTCCCGGCTGATGTAATCACTCATGTTCAACCCTCCCATAAAATTCCTCCAAGTCATCCTGCGCCTTGTCGACAAAATCAGGGCAAGCCAAGCATTCCGGTAGCGGGTAATCCGTCATCAGGTCAACCCGTCCGAGACAGTAGATGCGGTCTTTCTTGCCGTCGTTCCATTCGTGAGACGAGCGCCCTCGCTTGCCAAGCGCACACTTAACCGTTGCCATTGTCAGCCCTCCGGTTCCATGCTTCAGCAGCTTGTTCTTCCGTGTCGTAAATATACACACTGCCCAAAATCCCACCATCGCACTCATAGCTCGCAATCGGGCATTCCGGGTTTTCCTCGTGAGCGAGGTGAAGCATAAAGCCAAGCCCACTATAGGGATGTTCTCTATATGCCTCATCATGCAGATTCCCTTCGTCATCGCACAGAACAAGGCTAACTTTACCCCCGCAAAACGGGCAGGGCTTCAATTTGATCTCATCAGGCATTTTCATCGCTCTTCCTCCCCGTTTCCTGCATCCATCGCCCAGATTTAAGTTGCAAAACCATTCTCACAAGCTCATCATTTGTCACGTTTTCCTTTTCAAATAAGGATTTTTTAAGTTGACGGCAAGTTTCAATCGCCGAAATCGCCGTTCGTTGCCGCTCAATCCACTCGTCATAGGCGGCGGTTCGATTGGCGTTTATCGGGTTTGCCCGGTATCTAGTAAAAAAGTCAATGTTGTCATTTAGCCATTTAAGCGTACGCTCCTCGCACGTCACGTTTACAGGCTCGGTTTTCTCCGGCAGCCTGTCTTTAACGCTGATCCACTCGGGCTTCTTCGCGTCCTTCTCCGCCGCCAGCTTTTCGAGCATGTCGGCGGCTTGCGGATTTATGATGCTGCCGCAGTCGTAAAATTTATAAAGTGCGCAACCTGTGCAACTCGCGCTATCACATAGCCTAAGCGACTTTACCAACTCTGCTACGCTCAACCTCGGAATTTCGGGCTGCTTTTCGGCATATTCGGCATATTTGCACACCTCCGGGTGTTCGCTCGTCGGGCATGTGTCGCCGCGATACGGACACTCGCCATTGGTGCAGACGCCTTCGAACTCGGCGTACCATTTACATTTCATCTGCTATTCCCTCCATCACATACAGTACACACGGCAATGCCATGCCGTTTCCCCACATCTTGTATCTCGCGCTGTCGCTTCCCGACACACCGTCCTCCCACCAATCTGGGAAGCCTTGCAGTCGGCAGCATTCAAGCGGCGTAAGCCGGCGGACAATATACCACCGCAGTTTTTCGAGAAAAACCGCCAGTGCCGTATAATCCGTCACACGACTTTCATGATCACCCGTCAACGTCGGCACAATCTGTCCGTCACCGTTGCCTCGCGCGTCATAAACGACGATGTCCCTCGGCTCGACGGCCAGGTGCGCAAGCAGCGTTGACCCGATTTCGCTTTCCACGTACTCGCCGCGCTTGGGGTTTTGATATACGACCGGGTTTTGATAATTTAAGCTGTACCCGCCGTTTCCCTTGGCTTGCAACGTTCCGCTGATTTCTTCGTTCAGCCGCATGTTGCGACAGTCAGCGGAGTATACGACCGCCGGACGGTCAACCGTGTTTAACGTGTAGCATCCGTCTTCGCGCCAGCCTTTGCCATTGCATCCTGCTGTGTCTGCGCGATCAATTCCGTTACCTTGAAGCGCGTAGCAAACGATATGCGATGATTTGCTCGCGTTTGCGCGAAGTGCATTTTTCACGTCAGTTTCAGCCCAGTTCTCATCAAGTGCCGATCTTGGCTCAAATAAATGATACGACATCCCATCATTTACGCGCCCAGCTCCACCGCTTCCACCAGTGCTTCCCACAGCATCGGCGGCAGTTTCTTTCCGCGCCGCTCGGCTCTGCGTAAAATCCCCTCGCAAGCCCTCGCGCTTAAAGAGTATTTCTCCGGCGCGTCGTCCTGCAAAATCTGCGACAAGGTAGATTCTCTTACGACGCTGGGGGACTCCCCAGTATTTGGCGTCCAAGACTCTCCATGCAATCGAGTAACCGTCTCCCACGATGATTCCTGCACCCCCCCATTTGAGCTTTCCGGCTTTCGCTGGAGGCTCAGGTACATCAGACGTTTTTCCACCTGCGACTTCGACAAACGCCCGCAAGACGGCGAGGAAGTCTCGTCCCTTATTGGAAGAAAACGCTCCCGGCACGTTTTCCCAGACTGCGTATCTTGGGTATTTTCCATGTGTAGCCTCCCGCATTTCCGTAATGATCCGAATCGCTTTAAAGAAAAGACTGCTCCGTTTTCCGTCGATCAAGCCTATTTGCGCTCCAGCAACGCTCAAATCCTGACAAGGCGAGCCGAATGTAACGATATCCACCGGCTCGATTTCCGCGCCGTTTATAGAAGTGATATCGCCCAGATGTTCCATGTCGGGAAAGTTTTTCTTGGTTACTTTAATCGGATACGGTTCAATCTCGCTTGCCCAGACAGGCTTAATGCCGCAAAGTGTCGCTGCCAGCGGGCAAGTGCCAGAGCCGTCAAACAGGCTGCCCAGCGTCATTTAGTTATCCCTCCATCGCGTCCAAATCATCCGCCAACGCCAGAAGATGTGCTCTAACCTGTTTCACACTGCGCTTGATACCTTCCTTCGCATAGGCTTTGCGGGCATAGAATGGCTTATAGTGCTCAATTGTCTCTTCAATCGCCTGTACTTCCAGCGCAATCATGCGTATTCTTTCTTTTGCTGTCATTTCCCGTGCCTCCACTCTCCCCCTCGGTTAATCTCCATCTTCTCCCGCACCGCCTTGTCAATGTCGATGCCCAGATACCCGGCGGCAGACAGTACCGTGATGATAACGTCCGCCAGCTCCTCGCGGAAGTGATCTGGGTCTTCCGTCGCAAAGATAAGTTCGCGAATTTCCATCGAAACGAACAAAGTAGCAATCGCGTTCTTTCTGGTTTCGTCGCTGTTTGCGTAAGTAATTATGTCAGCTATGCCGCTTTTTCGGAAATCCTCATTCGTCGCTATCAGCTTCCAAATATGCGTTTCATCCCACAGTCCATGTTTCACCGCGTCATCGTAGATTTCATCGCGCAATTCGTTCAAATCGTTCATTTCGTTCCTCCTCTAAAAATAACTACCATCGACGGAAAAGGCGCGGACGCTTTCGCGTTGCCAAACTTGATCCGCCCTTTCAAAAACCTAATTTCCGCCTGATGATAAATGTAGTCGTGAAAGGCTCGGGTGTCTGTTCTCGCAGGAATGAGCATCACCACCAGCGCACCTTTCTCAGCCTCGTCATGCGCTTTCTTGATCCACTTCGGGAGTTCTCGCCCGTAGGGTGGATTGCAAAACACCCTTTTACCCCCCCCAATTTTGGGAAAGACCGTCCTCCGCCTTGGTGAAGTGTTCCGCGCATTTCGCGTTCTCGTGTGTGCAGCACGGGTCAAGGTTGAAACGGAACTCCGCGTCCAGCTCGTCAAAAAGAGCCTGCGGCGTTGCCCACTCGACGGATGCGCTCGAAAATAAACAGCTATTCACACTCGAACCTCCTATCAAAACGGCAGTTCTTCGTCGTCCACCTGCGTGAACCCGCCAAAATCATTGTGCGGTTGTGGCGCATAGGCCGTCCCGCTGTCTTTGCTCGCCGCCGTCGTGTATGCCCCCGGCGCGCTCTGTGTGCTGCTCTGCTGGTTCTGCGGCGTTAGGAACTCCACCTCGTCGGCGACGATATCAAACGTGCTGCGCTTGCTTCCGTCCTTCGCCTCGTAGGTTCGGGTCTGGATGCTTCCCGTCACGGCTACCTTGCGCCCTTTGGCAAGATACTTGCTGCACAGCTCGGCGAGCTGCCGCCAAGCGACGACGTTCAGAAAATCCGTTTCCTGCTGACCGGTCTGCTGGTTACGAAAGCGGCGATTTACCGCAATCGTGAAGTTGCAGACCGCAACGCCGGACTGCGTGGATCGCATCTCCGGGTCTTTCGTCAAATTTCCGATCAGAAAAACCTTGTTCATGCTTTTCCCTCCAAGTATTTTTTTATACATTCCGCAGCTTCGCACCATCCCCGGCACACCACTGCGCAATAGCCTTGTTTTTGCAAGTCATGCAGCCATAGCTTTTGACAATCGCTGACCGTTCCACCCTTCGTTCGTTTCATCTCGACAAAAAGCCCGTGAAACTCTCCACGCGGGACGGGCAGGAAGATGTCAGGCACTCCGCTTTTCAGCCCCTCAGCTTTCATCCTGCCGCCCGTCATCCAGCTTCGTTTTCCCTCGTTGGGGATGTGGAACATCAGCGCCAACTCCGGGTACTTCCCACATTGCATCGCCGCCCAGCGGAAAAGGGTCTGCTGCTCTTCGGATTCAGTCGGCACTTGCTTTTTCATGCACTCGCCCCTTTCGCCGCTCCGATTCCCGCCTCATCCGCGCAATCATCTGCGCCACGGTCTCGTCCTGCTTCTGCTTACGCTCCTTCGCGACTTTGGTCTGCCGCTGCTTGCGCTCCTTTTGTCGATGGTACAGCGCCCGCGCATACTCCCTGCGCCGCTCCTCAGCTTCGATCGCATTGCGCTGAATGCTTTCAAATCGCGCTTTTTGCCGTTCCTCCAGCGGCTTGGCCACTGTCCGATAGCAGGTATAGCTGCAATACCAGTCGTTCTTTTTGTGTGCCGCGCTGCTCCACAGCTTGTATGCGTACTGCTTGCCCGCCCTGAACGCCTTGCCGCATACCTTGCACGTCCGCTCCGGCGCGTCTTCAGCCCCGATCAGGTAACAGGTTAGCGCGTTTCGCCCTGAAATCATTGCTATCACTCCACGTCGTCCAGATTGACCACGATGCTCTTAAAGTATCTGTGCCGCTCCTCCGGTGTCATCTCCCGCAGCTGTCTCGCGTACTCGTCCATGTCGTCGCTTGCGGCTTTAAGCTTCGGCGCGTCTTGCCCTCCGGCAATCATCTGTCTGTCCGCGTCGATTCGCGCCCGCACGTCTCTCGGCATCATGCGAATCTCCTTGTGTACGGCGGCGCGTGCGGCAAAACTGCGCTGAAAATTGCTGGCGATCACGCTTTCGCTCACGCCATCATTGCTGACTGCCCACTCGTGCAGCTGGCTCGGCGACCCGACGACCTCCTGCACCACATCCGGCAACTCCGAAAACCGCTCCGCGCTGTGATACGCGCTGTCCTTCATCGCACGCTTGACCAGCCCCCAAGCGTTCTGCGGGGTCAGCTCAAAGCCGTGAACGGCTTGGTTGATGACGTCGAGCTTTTCACGGATTTGCCCGACCACAGGCGGGAATCCCTTGGTATCGTTTGCGATAAACGTCTTGACCGCGTCGCTGACAAGGCTTGCGTCGTCGTCAGCAAAGAAACTCAGCCACACGTTAGTCATCGCCTTGACGTCGTTTTCGCTCAGATTGGCGTAGAATCGCGGATATACCGCACCAATGATTGCCAGAACGTCGCTCATCTCTGTAAACGTCATGTGACACCCTCCCTGCATTTCAAGGATTGCAGCGCGAACGGGTTGCGGGTAAGCACCTGCTCCGCGTCTCCTGCCGTTCCTCCGCCGCTCTCAGCCGCTCTCTCTGCCCACGTGTACCCGGCGGTTTTCTCCTTCCGCAGAATCCCGCCGACGTACCTCCAGCTTCGGCATTTCTCCGCCGCGCCCTGAATCCTGCTGATTGCCTTGAGCAGGTTGTCCGCTCCATGCTCTGCCCGCAGGTTGTCCATCGTGTCGTAGTCGCTCATCGCGCTGACGGGCAGCCCGACGCGCTTTGCCGCCGTCTCCACGTCCTGCTGTTCCTGCCGCAGTCGCCGCAGTTCGTCGTCGGTCAGAGGGGGTACGGAGGTACTGCTACTATCGTACTCTCTCTCTTTCTCTTTCTCACTCTCTCTCTCTTTCTCTCTCTCTTTCCGGTTTGTTTCGGTTTGTTCCGATTTGATTTCGGCTTGTTCCGGTTTGTTCTGATTTGTTTTTGCTTTGTTGCTGTTTGATTTCGGTTTGATTTCGATTTGTTCCTCGACGTTCATGCGGTTCGCCGCTTTGTTGCGACCGGAATCAAGTGTCGGCCGAATCAGCTTGAAACACGCCGAGCAACTTCCGGAAAGCTCCGGCTCTTCTTCATCGAGCGCATACGCCGCGATTGCCAGCAACAGCTTTGCGCATTCTTCGACCGACAAATCTTTCATCGCCTCGTAGTAGCTGCGATAAAAAGTGAATTGCTCTCGTCTCAATCTATTACCCTCTTTCGCTTTTTTTGAAAAATTGTGGCAAGCCCCGGAATCGAACCGAGCGCGTGGGCAAGGTGCTTCGCGTTAATCTTATTTGAAAAGGGGAAAACGTGCTTATATAAAAACGGAAGGAAGGGAAGAAACCTTGACGAATAGGGAGGATGTTGCACCCACGCGATGCCTTCCATGCTTGCCATAAGTGCCGCCGGTTTGACCCAGCGGCGAACCATTTGGAAACGATGATTTTTTGCCGTCTTTCCGGCTGCCAGAAAAAATGGTGTGCGGTCTTTCCCGCCGTCAGTATGAATTTACTTTTATTCGGTTTTTGTGTGGCGTGCGCCGCCTTTCTCTCCGGCGCGGTCGTTGGGTAAAGAGTGACATACTTTAACACTTCTGCTCGGCGGTCGGTGGTATCGAGCCACCCCTGCCTGCCCGCGCTGCTATCCGCGATCCAGGCTGCTCCCTGAGCTGACCGCCATGTGCAAGGGTTTAACCCTTGCGGTTTTTTTATTGTTCCTTGTCTTCGGGCGCGTTCTCCGGCGCATCATGTGCCGCTCCTGTGTCCGTTACGTCTAAGATGCCGTCAGGCAACGGAGACTCATCATCGACCAGCCCCGCGCTTATATCATGTGCCGCTTTCAGCGCGGCGGGCGATGCGCTCTTGTAGTCGATGGACATAACGCCCCAGCGTCCGAGCAAGCGGCGCATGACGGTTTTTCGCGCCATAGCGTCCCAGTCATCGCGCCAGCCTTTGCCCTGATTCTTTCCCTTGCGGTTTTTTGCCTCATGAGCTTCAATCTGCTGAACGCTCATGTACACCGTCTTTTCCGTGCCGTTTACAAGGCGATAGTAACCGACATAGCCGATGATCGGCAGTTTCTCACGCTCCGCCTCGTCCTGTTCCCAGCGGAACTCAAAGTCTTCGGTCAACCTGTCGCAGGAGATCAGCTCTCCTTCACGCACATCCATGACGTTCAGCCGCTTGTATGCTCCGGTTCTGAGCGCAAGCTGAATCATGCCTTTGTAGCCGAGAATGAACTGTGCCTCCGGAATCTTGATCCAGTTTCCGTCGTCCATCTTTTTGCCGTTGTTGAACGGCACGATGTAAGCAAAGCCGAGCGCGTTATCAACCGGAAGATCATAACTTGCGGCTTTGAGCGCCGCCTGAATGACCGTCTGCGGGGCTTGGCGAACCGCCGCCGTCAGGTTTGCATCCGCATTGCAAAGCGTGATGACCGCCGAAATAAATTGCGGCGCTCGATCACCCAGCAGATCGTTCAGGCGTTTTTTGTAGCCCTCCGAATCAAACATGCCGTTCAGAATTTGGTTGACGGTTCGCGCTGCAACGGGTGCGGTCGTAGTAGCCGCGACGGGTGCGCGGCTGGCGGTTGCGTTTGTGATAATTCCCGCCGTGTTCCTTGCCTGTCTTTCCATCTTTTACGCCTCCTTGACTGTGAATCGGCGCGTAGGTACGCCAATCTTGATGTATCTGTCAACGATTTCGGGGTGTTCCTCCGTGAGCCGCTTGGTGTCAATGGTCTTTCGCGGGCTGCTGTTTTTCCAGCTTACGACGTAATTCGCGCTTTCTCCGCGCTCGGATTCGCCCATGCACTCCTTGATGCGCTGCTCATATAGGGCTTTGTCTCCTTCAAGCTCTTTGATTTTGCTCGTCAGCGTCATGTATTGGCTGATTGCATCGTCACAGTCAAGCGTGATGGTCGAGCCGTCAGATACGGGATAACGCTTGGCTAGGATTTCATCCGCCGCCTTGCTTCCGTCAACGGGCGGGCATTTGCCCTGCTCGACATACTCATGCCAAAAGAAATCCTCAGCGGAGATGAGCGCCTTGATCTGGTCTTCGTTCTCTTTGCGCTTGAAGCTGTATGTATACATCCCCCGACCGATAACCAGAACCACGAGCTTCCATTCATCCCAGCCCGTGACCGCGAGGTAGTGCATGCACTGTGCGTAGTACCAGGGATTGACGTCTCCGCCTGCGAAATCGGTCTTTGTGAAAGAGGATGTCGTCTTGATCTCAACGCCGATCCGTTTGCCCTTGACGCGGCGGTCGATGTTCGCCAGCATGTAGGGATGCTCGACGCTCCGCATCATCTGATTGCACCGAACGATGTTCAGACCGCTCTCTTCGGCGTATCGCCTCGCGACGTGGTCTTCAAGTACGTTGCCAAGCCAGATCGCCTCGCTCTCGCTCTCTTCCTGCGGCTCGTCCGTGCTGGTCTTATCCGCCCAGACCGTGAGCGGCGATGAGAACGGATTCAAGCCGATGATCGCGGCTGCATCGCTTCCGCCGATACCGGCTTTTCGAGCCGCAAGCCATTCTGCGCGGCTCATATTGCGCGTGTCCTTGTACACGGTGTAGATTTCGCCCATCTTAAATCGCCTCCGCAAACGTCCATCCGGTGCCGAGCAGCTCAAGCCACTCTGTCGTGCTGATGCTGTCGGCGCAATCCTCGCACAAAACCTTGTCGCCGATCTCCGCAATCTTGTCGCCCTCATAGATCGCCGTCTTACACCTGCTGCACTGACATACAGGGACATCGGGTTCAGCGTTCGGGCAACCGCTCAGGCACGGGAAGCTGTGGCAGATATCACACATCCTTCTTTCCCTCCTTCTTCTTCTCCACGCTGATGCCGCAGATCAGCAGCAGCACCGTACCGGCGAACGCCACTGCCAGCACATATGCAAGCGCCATGCCCAGACCTTCGAGCAGGCGGGCGAAGAATCCAATAAACTGCGCCTTTAACATTGTGTTTTCCTTTCTCTCGTGCTATAATCAACACGAATCATAACAAATCCTTTTCGCTTCCGCCTGTGTGCCAACACGGGCGGCTCTTTTTTATTCCACGATTTCCCACGCGAACCGCCCATTCTGTCCGTTCCGCCACTGTCCCAAGCCCTTAATCGCGCCATAGTTCAGCGCTTCTTCGACGACGTTCCACGTCAGGGCAACGCTCTTTGCGGTCTTCTCGCTGTCAACCAGTGTCAGCGTGAACTCCAGCTCCCAATCCGGACGGATGATCTCGCTTGCGCTGACCAATGTGCGCGGCCCTTGCATCGTCATTGCTCGCAGCGACCTTTCAAAGATTTCGTCTGCTTCCGTCACGGGCTTTCCGTTCCTCGTAAAGTGCAGGTATTCCGGCTCGACCAGAATCAGGTTGTCTACCTTCGAGGCCGGGCTGCCGATCTTTACTTGGCTCTTGATTACGCTCAGTGCCTCCTTGAGGAATCCCTTGATGACGTAATCCGCAAGACACAGCACCCCGTCGTCTCGCAGGAAGACCGTCAAGCCCTTGGTTTCAAGATTTTCCTCCGGTAGCATAGCCGTCTGTTCTTCACCCTTTTTCTGCTTTGCCGCTTTCGCGGCGATGAACTCGCTGTGAACTTTCGGGTTCGCCGCTTGTGCGCCGAGAATGCGCGTCATGCCGTGCAGACGATACGTCCGCCTATTAAATTGAAGCATTTGATACTCTCCTTTTCATTTTTTAAATATTCAGTTTTCGATTGCTCTGCTCGCGCGGGGCGTAACGAAACATTGCTACACCGTTGCATTGGACTGCCATGCTACGCCATAGCTTAACTGAGCATTGGAGCGCATTGCCGCTGCCAAACACTACCCAGCCCTGCCATGCTTCACCTTTGCGCTGGTTTTCATTGCTTTGCCGCAGCCTTGCTCGACTTTGCAGTACTCAGCGTTGCCTTTGCTGTGCTGGACAGGGCATAGCTCCACCGTCGCGAGGAATAGCATGACCATGCCTGTGCTTACCTTGCGATTCTTAGGCGCGGCAACGCCACGCCGTCAAACCCCGCTTGATACTCAAGCCCCTCGGCTTGCATCAGCTCGTACAGCCTGCGCTCTTCACGCTTGGTCAGCGTCTCCGGGCGGTTAATCCTGTTGTACAGCGTCTTTGTGGAGATGCCGAGATTGAGTGCCAGTTCGGTTTTATCCATGCCGGACACGCCGCAAAGCTGGCCAACCTGCCGCCGGAAGAGATCGTCTTCTGCGTCCCAATTCCGCTGACGCTTTCTCATGGTCAAACCTCCTTACTTTCCTGGTCGGATGCTTCAACAATATCTTCAATGGATACGCCGAGCGCGTTTGCAATTTTTGAAGCATTCTCCAATCGCGGGAAGCACTCGCCGCGTTCAAGCCGTCCAACGGTTATGAGCGACGTTCCGCTACGCTTTGCAAGCTGCGCTTGCGTAAGATTCTTCTGCTTACGCAACTGCTTGACTTTTGACACGCGCCAAATCCTCCTTTCATCTCAAAATTGATACCGAATCCGCTTTTACTGATTCAGTTCTGATACAATGCTATTTTACATCATTACTGATACGCTGTCAAGAGTTTTTGTATCAGTTCTGATATTTTTTTATTGTGTCAGTTGTGATATACTAAAGCTAAAGGCGGTGATACAATGACGAGTACGTCAGAGCGAATTTTAAACCTGCGAAAAGTTAAAAAAATGGGGCAGGAAGAGTTTGCTGAGTTCTGCGGATTATCCAGATCGTCTATTGCACGATATGAGGGCGGGAAGCCGATAAACCGAATTGCAGCTCAAAAAATATCTGTTGCGTGTAACGTTCCAATATCGTACATTCTCGACGAACAAAAAGAACCCAGCCATTTTTCAGGTGGGTTCTCTGATGACGAAATTGAAATCATCTCGATGTATAGGGCTGTTTCTCAAGATGGTCGGGATGCAACGAAATCCTTTTTACGAGCACTCTCTGGTAAACACGGAAAATCCACCGTCGCACTGGACTAAGATCGCGATACATTGCAATGATATACTTTTCTTCTGCTGTCAGCTTTTGTGCGTTCTTTCCTTTTTTCGTTTCCATTTAGATCACCTCGTCTAATAGTCACGCGCAAACGTGCTGACGCAGTTTTTCAATTCGGCTTGTTGCTTACCTTCTCCGGCGGCGGCATGACGAAAATTCGTTTTGTCGGCTTCGGATAGATGATGATGACAATAATCATGACGCACCTCCACGGTCGTTATGATTGATTTTATGCACAAATGCACAAAAATAGAATAAAGGAAGAGTTAAAACAATGAGAAGGTCAAAAACTGAGTTCCTTTGCGCCGCGCTTGGAACGCTGTACTCGATTTATCTGTTGGCGTATTTTGCAGATACTGCGGCTGGTTCGATTGGCGGCTCTATCGCCACGATGATGGTAACTCCCCACATGCTGATGTGCGTGCTGGGTTCAATTTTTGCATGGATTGCCTTCTTTAATAATAAGCGCGGAATGGCACTGACTGCCGCAATCATGTTTTGCGTCGCCGCCGTGATGTTTACCATGTACGCGGAACTTTGCATCCCGGAAATCATTTTGGGCTTTATCGGTTACGTTAGAATCGGAAAGATTCTGAATAAAGAAAATGGAGGGATTCAGTCGTGAAAAAGAAACTTGCTATCGTATTGGCGGGCATGATGTTATCTGCCGGAGTTGCAATGGCCGAAGTTGATCTGAAGAGTATGTCCTTTGATGAGCTTGTCGATTTACAGAGCCAAATCCTCGAAGAAGTTGTAAGCCGTGAAGAATTTAAGTGCGTATCCGTCCCCGCTGGTGAATACACCGTTGGAAGCGATATTCCCGCCGGAAATTACACGATCATAAACAGCGTAAAAAGTGCCTTCACGACGCTATATGTAAACGGGCTTGAATCTGCATATTATCTGACAAGCACAGACCCGGTAATCGGCAAGCTCTCCCTCAAAGATGGGGATATCGTTTCAACGTCTGGCACGTTGGATTTCTCCACCTATAAGGGGCTTGGTTTCTAATCGCTTGAAATGAAAACAAGCGATGATTTGCCAACGTTGGCAAAATGCCAGGTCGCGCTAAGCGACAAAAAAGGCGCGTCCTGATGGGCGCGTCTTTTCGTTTTAGCCTTTCGTGGGGCAATATGGTACCGGTGGGTGCGTGAATGCGATGCCGTAATCCTCAAGAGACAACGAATTGCCGAAACAATTCTCTGCCTTAAAGCATTCGATCGCTCTGTTAAAAGCCATCTTCTTTTGCTCATGGGTAAGTTCTTCCGGGAGTCCCTTCAAGCAAGCTCGCAGATTCTCCACGATTGCAAGCACGATTGTGTTTTCATCCGCGTGCATTTCGTTCTCCTCAAGCATGACCTCCGGGAGACGCAACGCAAACATTCGATTCACATCTTTCATGTGTTCACCGCCTTTCTGCTTTTTAGTATATTCAGCCATCTGCCGAATATACTATCAAATAATTATCAAAAGGGGGATTTTTTATGGCAAAAGCAAAAAAGCTGCCGTCCGGCAACTGGCGAACACAGGTTTACCTCGGCAAGGATGCAGCAGGAAAGCCAATCGTCGAATCCTTTACTGCATCGACCGCTCGCGAATCTGAGCGTCTCGCTGCCGTCGCTGCCGCCGATCACAAGCGGAAGAAGAAACAAACGCTGACGCTCGGTCAGGCGATGGACGAGTTTATAGATACTTGCCGCGCGCAGGGCTATTCGCCGTCCACACTGAGGGCATATGTCACCATCCGCAAAAACGGCTTTCCGTCGCTGGAAAATGTGAAGCTCGATCAAATCACGCCCCGCGATGTGCAAAAGGCACTTGACGACCGTGCGCGTTCCCGCGCACCGAAGACGGTCAGAAATGACTATTTCTTCCTCAAAACGATTTTAGAAAAGAACGTTCCCGATCTACAGCTTAATGGAATCGTTCTCGCAAAGCCCAAGCAAAAAAAGAAGCAGCTCTTTTCCGAGAGGTGGGCGGGCGACGTTCTTCGCTACGTCGCGGAACGCTGGGAGACGGATTTTTACCTTTACTGCTGCTTCATCATCAGCGCGGGCTTGCGCCCCTCCGAGGCGTATGCCCTGACGTGGGGGGATTTGTCCGCATCTCCCATTGATGCGCTGGATTCGGGCGGCAGGACGTACAAGATCGGTACAATCAACATTGACAAGGCAATCGTTCGCGGCGAAAAGGAATTTCAGCCAAAAGGGACGAAAAGCAACGCGGGAGAGCGTGTTCTGCGCATTGACTGGTCTTTCTTCGTAAATCTTTACGGCGCAAAACCGCGAGGGAAAGACAACGAGCAAGTTTTCGAGATGAAGCCCAGCCGCATTATTTACAGATGGGACATCACACGCAAAGACCTAGGGCTGCCGGAAACCATGCGCTTTTATGATCTGCGCCACTTTTTCGCAACATCGGTCGCATACTCCGGCGCATCCGAAGAAGAGCTTGCCCGCGTCATGGGTCATTCAACGTCCGCTTTCTCGCACCGGGTGTACGTCGAGATTTTCCGCGAACGGCAGGACGAAATCAACGCAAAAATGGCGGCGGGAACGGCGGCTTTGTACAGGTCTGTTTCGGTTAAAAAATAGCCGTTTTCGAGCAGTATTTCACATGAAAATTCACACGCAAAGCAAAAAATCAAGTAAATACAAGAATAAAAGCCATATATATTCGGGCTTCTATCCCATCACCGGCACCATGTGTGAAATCCAGAACCCACAAAGGTTTCTGGATTTTTTCTTTTATTCTCTGGCTTTTTACATGTAAAATTCTACTCGTTTCGTGTATTTCTTTCCTGAAAAAGCGCAACCATTTTCAAAATCATTTCACACGAAATTTCACACGAAAGAGGTCGAGGATTTGCCCCGACCTCTTTCTTCAGGATGAGCGCGTTTTCAGCTTTCGGATCGCCGCCGCGTATGCCTTCGGCGCGACAATCTGCAAGCCCTGAATCGTATCTTCTAGTGCATCGACAAGCTCGGCAGATGACAAGCCTGCACACGCAGCACGAAACTCGCTTTCCGGCTCTGCCGCCATCGAGTACGCAGAAATGGGCGCTTCCCTCACATCCTGCACAGATTCGCTCGCCATGTGCGCCCGAAGGCCGTACAGCACCGCTAGACGTTCAGCGTCTTTCACGCTCGTCCCTTCGCGCTTGATCTTGGTGATGGTTTCGTCGATCTCTTTCAGGTCGATCATGCTGCTCACCGCCCGTCAGGCGTTGCGCAGCTCGTCCATTGCGCGGCGGATGATTTCGCGCTGTTCGCCGGTCGCATCTCGCATAATCTCTTCCATTTTGCGCATCATGCTTTCACGCCCGTCGTCGCGGCTGTAATGCCCGCGCACGTAATGTTCGCCGCGTCGGTCGTTGCGTCCATAGCTTCCGCGCACGTCAGCACGCCACTCCGCGCTGTTGCTGTAGCCTTCGTCCTCAAGGATTTCGATTTTGTCAATATTCTTGATGGTGTCGGTCAGCTTGTGAACGGTTTCAAGGTCGCCGGGGTTCATGTCGCGCTTGGCGGCGATTTTGTCCAGCTCATCGCAAAGCATATCGCGCAAGTCGCGCATCGCTTTCATACCCATATTTCTCTCCTTTCTCACGCCTGCCGCGTGACGATCAGGTTTGCGTTGGCAACGTCAATCGCTTGCGCACTGATGTTTTTCAGCGCGACGGTTACGCAGCATCCACGCGGCACATCGACAAACGCAGAGACGGAAACATTAAAATAGTTCTCGACCGCCGCAGGGGTGACGATAGCGACGGCGCTATTCAGCGTCTCGCCGTTTATCGCTAGCGCAACGGAGATCGCCCCAACCGTTCCACCCGTCGGAATGGCGATGTTCCCAGTGAAATCCACAAAGTACCGCGCTCGGCACTGGTTCGTCAGGCCGCGAAGTGTTACGATTCCCGCGCCCTCTCGATGGACGATGCACGGAGAGCCGCAAATCGGCGTTTCGGTCAGCGGTAGATTCTGGCCAGCCGCGACAAGTGCTGTGCTGGCGTTGGTATACTCAGCCATAGATTATCTCCTTTCATAAGAAACGGCGGGACACATTCGCCCCGCCGTCGTTGCAGAATCAGCTCAGGGCTGAACAGCTCGGTCACGCCGAACAGTTGCATCTCTTATGCGATTTTAGCAGTTACAGCCGGCGTTAGCAGCGCAGCCATAACCGTAACCGCCCGTGTAGGGGTTCGGCACCTGATACGCAGGGATGGCTACAGGCTGACGCAGCGCGTTGATGATCTGCGCAGTCTGCGCTCCCATCTCCGTGGTCAGTAGCGCCGACTGACGCTCCTGCGACGCAGCGCGGCGAAGATCGGTGTTTTCCGCCTGCAACGTCGCAATCTTATCCTGCGTCAGGAAGTCGAGAATCGCACGGCTGTTCGCGTTCTGGTTGTCGATCACGTCGCGGGTGTTGTTGTTAAGCGTGTTCTGGATGGCGCAGAAGCCCTGCTGCATCTGGTTGCGCGTGTCGCAAGCCTGAGTAGCGAGGTTGTAATTCACGCCCTGAATCGCTTCACGTGTCTCGCAGCAGCAGTTCGCCTGCTGCATCTGCATTGCGAAGAGCTGCTGCATGAGCGCCGCCTGCTGGTTTGCGCGGGAAAGCTCCGCCGCGCTGAAACCGCTATTGACGGCGTTGGTGATGGCGTAGGTGCTGTCACAAAGCCCGTTCTGGATGGCACGGATGCCGTTGTCAATGCCATTGATGGCAAAGCCATCGTTGATGTCTGCGCGGGTCGCGTAGCCCTGGAAGCCCGGAGAATTTGCGCCGCTGTTGCCGAAGCCGCCGCCCCAGCCCATGCCGCCCCAGCCGCAGAACATGAAGAGGAACAGAACGATGATCCACCACGCGCCGTTCCCGTCTCCGAACATGCCGCCGTTGTTGCGATTTCCGCCCGTTACCGCCGCGATATCGGCAGGGGTCATTTCAGAGGTTGTCAAAGACATTTTCACACGTCCTTTCTTTTTTATGCTAACCGTGCGCACGGATTTAGCCGTTATAGACCTTCAAAGAGGCTTTGGAATTGGCGGGCGATGCCGTAGAGCTGGTTAAACTGCTGCTGCGTCATCTTGCCGCTGTTGAGTAGGCGCTGAACCTCTTGCTGCGGATCACCGTTAAATCCGGCCTTGAACCGCTTGAACTCCTGCGCCATCTGCTGAAACTGTCCCATCTGTCCAGGCAGATGCCCAGACATTCCCTGCATCGCATTAAACAGCGGGTTGCTCATCGACTGCATCCTCCTTTTTCCTGCTCGGCTTTTTTGTCAGCGCATCGACCCGCGCCACGAGCGCGTTGAAGTCGTCGCGGGTCACATACTCGGCTGATTGCACGGAAGGCTCGGCTTGCCTCGGCGCTGTCCTCTCGGTGTAGTCAAAGATTCGCATCGATGGCATACCGCTTGCGTCCGCAGATTTGAGATAAAACGTCAAGGATTCGCTGTCCATCAGCAGCACGCCGCTTCCGGGGCTGACCGGGTAGCTTTTTGCTGCTGCTTCGCCCTGCACCCAGATGATTCCGCCGCTATTTTGAGCTGGCGCTTGCTGCGCTGGCTGCTGTGGCATGTACGGCTGTGATCTGAGCTGCGCGAGCTGGTCTTGCATAGGTGGATAATATCCGCCGTATGGCTGCTGCCAACCTTGAATCGGATAAGCCATAAATCATCCCTCCCAGTAGTAAAGGGGCGTTTCGCCGCCGCTGTCCCACGTGTCATACCAATCGCCGTTCACGACCGCGAGAACGTGTCCATTTGTCGCCAAAACGTAAACGCCATGTGGAAAGTCTCGGCAGAAGTCCGAAACCGTATAGCAGTCCGGGCATATCTCCGGAATACTATGACGCTTGAAGCCTTTGCGGCGAAGATAAGCGCCCCAGACGTGATTTGCGTTCGGCATATCCCCAGCGCAGAAACCATCAAGGCAAAGCGCGACGAAGACGCTTTCCCACGTCTGCCCCGTCGCTTTGCTTACCGCTCTAATCGCGCAGTCGCCAACACGAGAACGAAAAGGATTTGGGTTAAATGGAACAAACACGCTCTCTCACCTGCTTCTGCTCCTATTTTTGCATAAAAAAAGGGCGCGCACCTATCCGATGCGCGTCAGAAATGTATCAGGTTTTTATCAGTCCCACATATGCTCGCTTGTCGCCTCGCGCCACTCATTCTCCATGTCGCTGACGGCCTTTTTCCAATCCTCACCGTCAAGGATGCGCTCGACGGCTTTTCTTCCTGCGCTGGCCTTGCGGTAATTGGCGGCGCAGGAGTAGCTTTCCGCGTGGAGCATCGCGGCCGCCATCGGGTATTGTGCGCTCAGCTCCGCCGGATCGCTCCCGGGCTTGGCGGGATAGATGCCGTTGCCGCTATCCACAGCCCGCGCGAACGCTTCGCGGTAAGTCGCTTGTTCGGCTTTCGCTGCTTCAAGCTCCTTCAAGCCGGGGATTGCATTGCGGAGATTCCGGCGACGCTCGGCGGTTTCGCGCTCTTCGGCTTCCTCGTCCATCAGCGCGGCCTTGATCTCCTGCATCTCGGCCGGATGCGCCTTGACCAACTTGACGGCCTTGTCACGCGGCAACACGGCCATCTTGTCGCCAATCAGAGAGAATTGAGCACCGGAGTGCTCGAAGATTTCGCGCGCGGCGGTGGAAAGCTGCTGCTTGTACTTTTCTTTCATGGTTTCTTCTCCTCCTATCGGGTTGTTCCCTTACAAGCATAATTGTAAATCATTTTTATTTATTTTTCAAGTGTTTTATAAATCGAATTTGATTATTTTTAAAAAAGAAGCCCCGGCTTTCTGACCGGGGATGTCTTATAGTTTGGTATAGGCTTTCAGGATTTTGTGGCGTTGGGCTGCGCCATCATACCAGATAAGCGCCGGCTCGTCGCCCCAGTTGCCAAGCACCATCCGAAGCGGATAAACAAGTCCGTCGCCCAGATTGACAAGCGGGTCGCCATCGCAATTCTCGCCGTCAATATTCGGGATATCGACGCTGATCTCATCATAGATATCACTTTGTGGGCATCTCCATGTATATACAGGATGGTATTCATGCGCCAGCACACCGTAAGACTTGTAAATTTTGATTATCATATCTTTCTCTCCCTTTTCAGATAATACGGCTTTGCTTACTCCTAAATTCGCCGCCAACAAGAATGCGCGGTAGCCCCTTGTACATGATTGCATCCTCGCCGCGACTGTCAACCCATTGCTTCCCACTGATTGCATCGACGGTCAACGGTTGATCTGCTGTCCAGTCCGCGAGTGTAAACTGCACACCCTCAGACTGGATCACTGCCATCATTCCAATTTCTGGGTGCTCGACGAGGTAGAAAATGCCGTAATCGTCGATCACCGTCTCGGACACGATTGGGAGTGCCAGCGTGCATCCAGTCTCCCAGTCATAGACCGCCAGCCGCTGTGCGTCTCCCCGAAGGTAGGCTGTCGAAACGCCCAGCGCGTCCGCCAGCGCAGGCAGAATCTTGTTTCCGGGGTTGCTCTGCCCCCCCTCATAGTTGTTAAGCTGCTGGGCGGATATACCCATCTTATCCGCCAGCTCCTTCTGCTTCAATCCGCGCAGGATACGCAGCTGTTTAATATTCATTTTTTCCCGCCCCTCTCAAAATATTACTTGCGGCTTATAATCGCCGCTATCGCGGTCAAAGTGCATCAACGTCAGATGCACGCCGTTTTCCGCGCACGCGGCAATGACTGACGCCGTAGCCGCCGTCAAGCCGGTGACGTAGACCACCAGCTCACGACGACCGCGGAAGCACTCAGTGTCCGTGTAATCGTTGCCGTTGATCGGCTGGGCGTACACGGATTCAACGCCCACACGGGCGCGGATGAATTTAACCGCGCCCGCCTTGAGACCGTCAAAATCCAACGGGTTGACGGTCTCGGGGTAAATGTACTCCGTCACCGGCAGCGGGTGACGGGCAGCGCAAAGGCCGCAAATTACCTTTTCCATTTTTTCTCCCTTCTTCGCCGTCCACGTCTGCGTGCGACGAAATCATGCCTTGTAATTGCGGCAACGGACGCCCGCGCCGCGGCGGGAACAGGTCAGCCGCTTGCAGGACGCGCAAGCACCGACACCCTCGCAGGTGATCGGCTCATATACGGGGATTGCCTCGTATATGTCAGGATTGACTCCCTGCACCTCCCAGCGGTTAGCCCATTGGGTCTTCACCGCCTCGGCGGGGATGGAGTTCGCCGGGAAGCTCCGCCCCTCGTAATCTGACCGCTCGATCTCGTAGCCGGTCAGCCGATACCCCTCGCGCGGGGGGAAGACAAACGGCTCCCAGTCCGGAGCGAGATCTGCGGAGGCAACGCGGCGCGGCTCTTGCTTGCCGTCCTCCTCGACAATGACGCGGTAGTCACTGTCCCCAGCGTACTCGCGCGCCTCCTCCGCGGTGATTTCGCGGCGGGCGATATCCTCGCCCACTAAATAATACTTTTTCATGTTTTCCTCCTATCGGTTGATTCCTTGTTCTTATGGCTATATTATAAATCATTTTATTTTATTTGTCAATCGTTTTTAAATTATTTATATTTATTTTTGCATTAAAAAAGCCCCGACCATCAGGCCGGGGTGTTATCATCTGTATATATAGATGCAGACATTCGTTTTTTTATCTCACGAATACTGCGGCTGACGGTCGCTGGAGACATGCCCAGCGTCATACTGATCTGCACAATGCTGTAACCGCGCCAGAGCAGGTCGAAGACCTGACCTAGCCGGACGTGCTCGTCAAAGCCGCAGTCATGGGCGATCTCTTCTTTAGTGCGCCTGTCAAAGTCAAGGCGCACGGGAAATCGCCTCCTTTTACATGCCGGCCTCCTCTACCACTACGGGCGCGGCGCTCTCCAACTTTGCAATCTCAGCGTTTACCAGCTCGGCAAGTTCATCCGTGTCCAGCTTGTAGCCGTGTGCGTTAAGCCGCTCCTGCACCCATGCCAGCTTCTCTTCGCCGCGTCCGGAGCCGGTGTACAGCTTTTCAGCGGCGAAAACGAGGATAGACACGAGGTCGCGGATTTCGCGCCGCTGGTCAATCGTCGTTTTCGCCTTAATCCACGGTACGACATACCGCGTGATCAGCGCAGCGGCAAGGACAATCAGTGCCTGAAAGATAGGGGTAAGATCAATATTAGCCATAAACAGCCTCACTTTCTGCCCGGGTTTTACCGGGCAACATCACAAAAATTTACGCTCCTGCAAACACTTGTGATAAGCGTTTTTGATGATTTCGACGGCCTCAACCGTCTTGTGGTTTTCAAACTCTGGGTGTGCTTTGCAATACGTCTCATATGATTTCAC